TTATATTAAATTAATAGCCTCTAATAGCTGTTCCAACGTCTTATGAGTGTAAACCCTTTCCGTTACATCGGAGCTGGCGTGCCCTAGAATTAATTTCTTGATTTTTACGTTTACGTCCTTATCGTCAAGCAGGCTTGCGCAGGTGTGGCGGCCGTCGCCGGGCAAGTGGTCCATCTTAAACATATTCATTACCGGTTCCCAGTATCTGCTGCGGTACGCGTCATAGGATATATTCTTTCCCCGCTCATCAGAGAAGATGCATTTGCCGGTGCTGCGTTCGTAGGCAGCCTTGAAGAAGTCGAAGATTTTATCAGCAATCGGGATTCTTCTGCCGCGGCCTGCCGCAGTTTTCATGCCGCCAACGAAGAATTTATTTTCAAAGTCAACGTCTGCTTTCTCAACTTTCACTAGCTCGGTGGGGCGCATACCGGTATAACAGAGGATAAGCACAGCTTGCACTTTTATATCCTGGCTGTTCTCCCATAATATAGCAAGCTCCTTTTTGGTCAGCGGATTGTGTATCCTGCTCTCAACCTGCGGCGGCAGGCTGGTAAGCTCAACATAATTCTTTACTATAATGTCATTGGCAAGTGCGTACTTGGCCATCAGATTACACACTATTCGGATTGCCTTCTTGGTGGCGTAGCCTTTGTCGCAGTCATTAATAATCTGTTGGAATTGCGCTGTCTTAATATCTTTGAACGGTATATCCCATAGAGGCGCGCAGCGTTTGTATGCCGCTTTGTATTGGTTGGATTCTTCCTTGCCGTCAACATAGGTTGCGGCTTCCCATCTCTCGTGTACCTGGGCGAACGTCAAGCCTACGCTTTCTATGTCATAGGGCGATTGATTGTATTCAGCTAGGGCATTAAGTGCTTCCGTGCGCTTGGCATAGTAGCCTAGTATTTTCATAAGCTGGCGGCCGTCATTGGTAAAGCCCGTTGTGATGCGGACCATATACGGCCGCCGTCGGTTCCCGGCTAGCTTTGTAACAGAACCATAGCCGTTAGGTAATTTCATGCTTGACAGCTCCTTCCTTTTTCAGTTGTTGCATTTTTTGCACATACTGGGGATAACGTGTGTATTGATTCTTTCAAGCGTTTATATGAAGTTATTATTCACAAATTAAACATATTATCATGATATAATATAAGTAGGTGCTCGGGGCGGCTGTGCGGTCCGGTGTAGGCGCAGTAGACGGCGCAGCTTCCGTGGGCACATATACAAGCATATTGTATTTCATTTTCGGGGTGTTGAATGAAGTGCAATTCTTGATTCCCTTCTTTCTCCTTTTTTCTAGGTTTTCATGTTTTCCAGATTTTTTTCATGCAAGGCAAACCTCCTTTCAAAATTGTGTTTACGATTCGGCAAAAACAACAGCAACAATAGCTCACGTGTACGGCGTGGGCTATTGTTGTTTTTGTTTGAAAATATCGTTGGTTATTGCTGCAATGGATTCGGACCATATTCGTTTGCACCGGGATTGCCTTTTTTACAAAACAAATAGAGCAGTAGAAGAAAGTAGAACAGCGCAACAGTGTTGCTTGCAAGGAACATTGCTAATGTCCATCTTGAACTTTTATCAATATCATGAAAGCGTCTGTTTGTGTTGGCGTATAAGAAGAGTGTAAAAGGGATTATAAAGACAAGCATTAATGCGCTATATAGAGAAACTTTTTCTAGTTCACTTGTTGAACCTGCTAACCACGAAAAGAATACCGCTACCAGAATAATTCCTAAATATGCAATAGCGGTTCTTTTAATAAAAACTTTTCTTCCTATTCTGCCTTTGAAAGTAAAATAATTATCGTCAGACGGAACAAAGTCGTAATTTTGTTTAGTCTGTTGAATTGGTGCGTCAACATGTTTCTTTGAAAACATCGTTTTTATTTTTTGGGGCAGTTCTAATATAGTTTCGCATAACGAATTAGGAATAAGAGATATACAGACGGTAAAGATTAGCACACCAATAAGATAAGGATTTCCGTTAAGCAACTCATAGAAAAACTCTATTGGATTAAATCTCATTATAAGCACTCTCCTTTGTAATAAAAAAATAATGGGCAGCTTTTTAGACTGCCCATGTCACGCCTTGCGCCAATGGCACAGCGAAAATTGTTTGATAGAGGTTCTTAATCTGTAGGCTTATTATGTCACTGTCAACCATGTTAACCACCTCACTTTCTGTCTTTATTTGATTTAATAATAGCACATTTAAATGCAAACTGCAATTCAAATAATTATCTTTCCTAAAACTCTTTATAATGAGCGAGCTTAGTGGTAGAATATAAATAGGTTCTTAGTGTTGTAGGCCTGCTTTAATTTGAATGGAGGGCACAATGCAGGTTTTATTGAGTAGGATAATCGGTATATTGCAGGAAGTGAAAGATGAAGAAACGCTGGCTGTCATATACAGCTTTATCCTTGGACTTGTAGACGAAGATTGATTTTTTATTTGCTGCACTAATTTAAAAGGCATAGCAAAATCCCCCGTACCGCGGATGGTACGGGGGATTTTTTTATTTGCCGGTTATTTGCTTTTGGCCAGATTGTGAACGAAATCTTCAAATAAAGTTTTCATTTCGGGCGGCAGTTTGAGATATTCAAGAAATAGATTCTTGGTAAACTCATCATCTGTCTTTAACAGTTTGCCGATTTGCAGTGCTAATTCTTCGTTGGTTGTATTCCTGGCGCGGAACATATTTCCTTCGCCAGTACGTAGCCAATCTTCATTAACATAGAACACGCGGCAAATATCACGGATGGACCTATCTGTCATATTAGTAAGCCCGTTTTCATAGCCTGCCAAAGTGGAACGTCCTATTTGTATTTTCTCCGCGAATTCTAACTGATTCAGTTTTAAAGCTTTGCGCAATAGCTTTAAACGCTCATTCATTGCAAGTCACTCCTTTCTAGTGTCGCCACCAAACATTACGTGTTTATTTTAACATAAACATAGAGATAATACAAGAATTAATGTTGAAAATAGACAAAAATAGTTGACGAGAAGAATTGATAGTAGTATAATAACAGCATAAGGTGTTGAAAAAAAGAATAAAATGTCTAAATTAGGCATTATGTATCTTGTAAAAGGGAGGTGGCAACAATGGAAGTAAAAGAGATGCTTGCTGAAAAGCGTGTAAAGCGCACGGCGGTTGATATGTCCAAACTTAAAGCGGACGGCCTTATGGTTGCGGCCGCATATATGCAGGGCTTGCAAGCTGCCGTAAGACTGTGCGAACAGCAACAACAGGTAGTCGGCCAGTAGGGCTGAAATAGAAACAAGCCCCGCGCCTAGCGTCGGCGCGGGCAGGAGGTGTGCTTTGAATAGTAGGACCGACAAAGATTTGAAAAGAATCATGGGCGCAATCCGGTGTGACACGCTGGAAGAAAAAGCTAAAAAGAAAGAACGCGCAGAAGCTATTGAAAGAGCTGAAAAACGCTACGAAACGGCAATGCGCTTTCTAAAGCAAAGGAGGCAGTAAGATGCTTGGAAACGTTCCTATTAAAACGGCCGCACGGCTCATGCAGAAAAGCGAGATGTTTGTGCGTATGGGCCTGCGTAGTGGCGCGTTACCGTTCGGCGTGGCTACTCACGCCAGCAGTAAAAAGAGTTGGGCTTATCATATCAGCCCGGCAAAGTTTGCTGAGTACATGGGTATTGAACCTGCTGACTTAGAGGCAGAAGTATGGAGGTACGAATGAGCAGGAAGAAGAGAAAATGCGCTGTGTGCGGCAAAGACTTGTCGCACATGAACTTCTCTAAAGTAGTAGATAAGGAAAGCGGTCTGCTTGTTACTGTGTGCAGCGGTGGCGAGTGCTGGCGCAAGGTTGTTATGAAAGGATGGGAAAATGAGCAAGACTACTAAAGGCTTAGTGAAAGCGTTTGTCATCACTGTCATGCTGCTTGCCGGTCTTATCTTTCTGACCGGTGGCAGCGCTGCGAAGCTGGCCATTAGAGCACATGGTTTTTTGTTCCCTAGTTATAGCAGAACCCTGGTTGCTTATTACGTAAGCGAGGGGGAAACAGTGTGGGATATTGCAAATGCCCACATGAAAGAGCAGGACAAGTACAGAGATTGTCGCGAGCTGATGTTTGATATTCGCAAGCATAACAATCTCATAGGTAAAGAGTTACAAGCGGGACAACGAATTGTTATCCCTTTGTATAAAGAAATTTAATTTTATTTTTGAAAGGAGATTGATTTTATGAACAACGAATTCGAGCTGGCGATTAAAGATTTCGTCCGCAATGGCGGCGTAGTGCTTGCCGCTAACCACAATGCAAACATTGTCGGCGTCAAAGGCGATATGAAGAAGGTCGATGAATACCTTATAAAAGCGCTTCTTGGAATAAGCGTATCGGTTATCAAAAATAACCCCAAGGCCTTTGAGGTTATGGCGGCGGCTACAGTAGTTCACCTGTGGAGTGCTGTAAAAATTGCAGAGCAAAATTACAACGTACCGAACCTCGCTAAAGATGTGATGTATAGCATCGTGGGAGCGTTGACCGACGAAGATATTACGTATATGACAACTCTCTCCGCGAAACGTATGTTGGAAGATATAGAGAAAAGTGGGAAAGTAGGGAAAATAGAAAAATGAAGGGCAAATTAATTATGACAGTTGAGCAGGCGGTTGACCGCGTGGCGTGGGAACGCGTCCGCAATAGCGGTATTGGCGGCAGCGACATTGCCTGCATCATGGGACTTAATCCCTGGAAGAGCGCTTACGCACTCTACGCTGAAAAGCATGGCGATGTAGAAGCAGAGGACCTTTCCAATAATGAATTTGTTTATTGGGGCACGGTCCTTGAACAGGTTGTAGCTGACAGATTCTGTGAGCTGACCGGTAAAAAGGTTCGCAAATGCGGCACATTGCAGGATGAAAGCTATGAGTTCATGCTGGCGAACGTCGACCGCCTTGTGGTAGGCGAGAATGCAGGCTTGGAATGTAAGACTGCGAACGGCTTTAAGTCGAAAGATTGGGACGGGGACGAGCTGCCAGATAGCTACTATTGCCAGTGTCAATGGTACATGATGATTACCGGCTGCGAGAAGTGGTACATCGCTTGTCTTATCGGTGGCAACCATTTTGTGTGGAAAGAAATTCCCCGCAATGATGAGTTTATTTCAGATATGAGAGCGCAAGCGATTATATTCTGGAACAATCTCCAGAGTAATATCCCGCCGGAGGTTGACGGCAGCGAAAGCACTGCCGCAACCATTGACAAAATGAATAGTAAAAGCGGACTGTCTGCTGATAATATCACGCTGTTGCCGAGTGCGGCGGAGGAATACATTAAGTGTATCGATGGGCTGACCGCAACGAAAAAAGTGCTGGAAGAACAACTAAGCCAGGCACAAAATGCCTTGAAGATTATGCTTGACGGCAACGAAAATGGTATGTTCAGAGATAGAAAGATTACCTATAAACAGACTGCTGCAAGGGTGACGCTGGACAGCAGGGCGCTGAAAAAAGACCTGCCGGACGTATACGAAAAGTATGCTAAAGTTGGCAAGCCTAGTATGAGGTTCACGTTAAAATGAGCCTTACAGAGCAGGAGAAATTAGGCGTAACCTTGTTCCATAAGCGGAAGGAATTAAGCCTGCTGCAAGGTGAAGTTGCGCTAATGGTTGGCGTAGAAAAGCCGACCATCAGCTCATACGAATGCGGCGTAGTTAAAAATATTGCATTGCGTACACGTGTAAAATTGGCACAAGCATTAGACTTGTCGCTGGAAGAAATTTTGTATGACAGTGAAAAAGATTGTTTGAAATTAAGGAGGTTAAAAGAAGATGGCAACTATTAACGGTATTCAAAAAAGAAATAATAGCAGTACTGCAAAGGCACCGTCGCCTTTAAGCTTAGCGATTAACAGTGCAGCGGTCAAAGAACGTTTCGAAAAAATGCTTGGTGAAAACGCCGGCAGTTATCTGTCTAGCGTGTTAACAGTATACAACAACGATAAACTTTTGCGCGCAGCGGATTATCATACTGTGCTTGCAGCAGCAGCTACGGCAGCAAGCCTCAAACTTCAAATCGTGCCAACTCTCGGCGAAGCATATATTGTTGCTTATGCCGGTATAGCTCAATTTCAAATTGGATACAAAGGTTTAATTCAGCTCGCTATGCGCAGTGGGTATATGAAAAAAATTATCATGGTGCCAGTTTATGAGGGAGAGTTGAAACATTGGAATAAATTCGATGAGACTTATGAACTCGGCGAAGCGGTAAGTGATAATGTAGTGGGTTACTTCGCGGCCATCGAAACAGTTGGCGGTTTTAGAAAAGCGCACTATTCAACCAAAGAGCAGGTACTTGCTCACGCAAAACGCTTCAGCAAGGCGTTCAATAAAGGACCTTGGAAAACTGACTTTGACGCAATGGCCTGCAAAACAGTCTTGTTGCCTATTTTGAAAACATATGCACCTAAGTCTATCGAATTATTGACTGCCTTTGAAAATGACGGAAAAGCCGCTGTGCTCAACGAAGAAACCGGCGAGGCTGAATACATCGACGTTGACGCAGAGAACGCTACAGAGCAAGCGCAGGAGCTTGCAGAGGGTGGCAAGGTTGATACTGCAACCGGTGAAATCTTCACGGCAGAAGAAATTGAAGCAAGCATGAAATAACCAAAATCATCGGGGACAAAATGTCCCGAAAAGTGGGGACAAAATGTCCCCCAACTTTGGGACAAAATGTCCCCTAAAAATTTGAAAGGAGCGGGACAAAATGTTGAATGTAAAAGCGACACCGTGCGAAAAAAGTAAAGCAATAGTTCTTGTAGGTAAAGGACACTTTGGCTTCAGTAACAAATTTGCGGACGATTTAGAAGAAGCAAAGCCAGATGCTTTCGACTTATTCTTTGAGCTTATCAAGGGAGCAGCTGGACTTCATCTTCTTTCTATGTATTCGTATAGAAAGAGCAATCCGAAACGCTGGTATAGATTTTTGAAGTTCTGCAAGAAGGACGGAAGAATCAAGGTATACCGGAAGAACAATAAAATGGTGTACGAAGTACCTACATACTTTGAGGAGTAGAACATGGCTGGTAGGTATTATTGGTTAAAGCTCAACGAAAACTTCTTTGAAAGTGATGTGGTTGAGTGGTTAGAGGACCAGGAAAACGGTGAAAAATACGTACTCTTATACCTTAAACTGTGCTTAAAGTCACTGAAAACCGACGGCGTACTTGTTCGGCAGGTCGGCAAAATGACTATTCAGCATACTGCTGAATCAATCGCTAAACAGACGCAATTTGATATTGAAATCGTCGAAAGTGCGCTTGCTTTGTTTGAACAAATTGGCCTTATTGAGAAGAACGATAAAGGCGAAAGCTACTTGCCGGAGGTTGCTAACATGACCGGCAGCGGTAGTGCGTCAGAATCAGCGACGAAGAAAAAGACGCAACGTCAAAATAAAAAGGGACAAAATGTCCCCGAAAAGGGGGACAAAATGTCCCCAGAAAAAGGGACAAAATGTCCGACAGAGATTAGAGATAAGAGTATAGAGTATAGAGATAAAGAAAAGGATGATTATCATCATCCTAAAAGAAATGACGATGACAAGGCAAAAACACATACTGAAATTTTTGCCTTGTGGGAGAAAAACATGATGCCGCTTACTCCAATCGTCGGAGAAAAACTGCAAGCCTTGTTAGGTGAGGTTGGCGAAGCTGCCGTTGAGCAAGGAATACTAGCGGCGGTAGAGCACGGCGCAAGAAACTTTGCGTATGTACAGACCGTAGCAAGAAACTATGCCAGCGGCAACAGCAAGAAGCAAGGCAGGAATGATTATACAGGCATGGACCTAGTGAACGAATTGTACGGAGGCGAAGAAGATGCTGCAACAGCAGAGAATAGCCCAAACGATTGTTAAACTGCAACAGGCAGGAAAACGGATGCCGCAGGATATACGGCCCGGCTTTGACCGCCTGGAAGAAGCGAAAAGAATTCTGTCAGAAACAGTCGACCTTTGGGCGGGAATTTTTAATCAGCAAAATATAGGCCTTGACCGGTGGGAGAAAGCAGAGCAGATTGCGCTTACCTTGACCGGTGCGAACGGCCTTAACGTGAATATAATCAGCCCGGCGCTCATGCAGGCGGCTTTGAAGCAGGCAGAAGAAGCGCATGTGCAGGAGAATATCAACCGTTGCAACATGGAGAAGCTGAGCGACGGCAAGCCGCTAGCTGATAAACTGAACAGTATGCTTCTCAAATGGACAAGGGCAAAGCTGGCGGAACATCGGCTCATTATGCCGTATATGCCGCAGGATAAAGCCGTATTTGAGTACGGCCGGCAGATTGGCTTGAATGATAACGCTATTGACAATCAATTCCGTATCCTGCAATGCTACATGAACGACTTTACGTACAGTCGCAAGCATAATGAGCCTTGTAAAAGTAAGCTGCTGAAATGTGGCGATACGCTTACTTTGGAGGTGCTGGCGTGAGGAATTGGGCGGCATGGGTCGGCATGAAGTACGGCACGTTGACCATTGAAAAGTTTTTAGGTTATGAGGACGCACGAAACACTTATTTTTTAGTGCGGTGCGATTGCGGAAAGACAAAAAAAGTTAAAACCGGCGAATTCCTGCGAGGGAAAGCGAAATCTTGCGGCTTGCTGAATTGCAAACGCAAAGTCGCTAGACTGTTAGACTTGCCGCAACCGCCGAAAAGCGACCCGGAGCCGAATAGAGAAATAACAAGCGCGATTGAAGCGCGCATAAAACCTAAATACTTCTGCAAGGCTGTTGCCCCAGAGTGCGTGATAAGTACACTCTTGCACATCTGCTGTTGTGAGTGCGACAGACCTTGCAAGCGGTGTGAGAATACGCCGCAGAAGTGCGGAGCGAGGGAGAGAAAATAATGCAATTCGTAGATTTTTTCGCAGGAATCGGCGGTATTCGCTTAGGCTTAGAGCAAGCCGGGCATAAATGCGTAGGCTTCTGCGAATTTGATAAATACGCACGAACGGCGTATAAAGCCATGTACAACACGGAAGGAGAGTGGGAAAGCCACGATGTACGAACAGTTAGACCTTATGACGTTCCCAACGCAGACTTGTGGAGCTTCGGCTTCCCCTGCCAGGACATCAGCGTCGCAGGAAAACAAAAAGGCTTGCAGGCAGGTGAGCGAAGCGGCCTATTTTATGAGGTTATGCGATTGCTTGCCGGACGTAAGAAAGAAGATAGACCTAAATGGCTTCTCATCGAAAATGTTAAGAATTTACTTAGCATTGGAAACGGATTTGATTTCGCACGGCTGCTCCTTGAAGTGGGGGGGGTATGGGTACTCTCTCCAATGGCAAGTGCTTAACAGCAAAGACTACGGTGTTCCCCAAAACAGGGAGCGCGTGTTCATTGTCTGCTATCTTGGAAACATCAGTGGACGAGAAATATTTCCTCTCAGACGAACAGACGGCGAGAATCCTTGCGAACTCAAGGAGATAACACAAGGAGTTGCTGATGCCCAAAGAATCTATGAAAGCGACGGATTAGCAAGAACGCTAAAAGGTGAAAGCGGCGGGCAGGGCGGTAAAACAGGCTTGTATGCTGTGAAAGTGTTAAAGCCGTATGCCTCAACAGGCGGTGTGTGTGGCTTAAAAATTGCCGAAAATAAAAAAGGTATAGCGTCAACGTGTGCTGCACGTGATTATAAAGGCATTAGCAGGCATGCCGGCAACGCTGTTGTCTGCATGAGTATCAGAGGACAGGAACTGCAAAAGCAGATTGATGTAGCTCCGACCATTGACACTGGTTGCAGAGACAATTTAACACGTAAGCAGACCTGTTGCGCAGTGTTAACGCCAGACCGAGGAGAGAAACGGCAGAACGGCAGACGAATAAAAGAGCCGGGCGAGCCTAGCTTCACCTTGACAGCGCAGGACAGACACGGCGTAGCGCTGCTTGACGAAAATATCCGTATTCGCCGCTTAACTCCTCGTGAGTGCTGGCGTTTGCAAGGCTTTCCAGATGAATATTTTGACAAAGCGAAAGCGGCAGGTATCAGCGATACTCAACTGTATAAACAAGCAGGAAACGGCGTTACTGTTAATGTGGCACGTGCTATCGGCGAAAGACTGAAGGAGGTTGAAGAACATGGATAAAGAACAAGGAAAGTTCATCAAGGCTGTTAATGCAGAGCTGGAAGAATGGCGGCTTAGCGGCGATGTTGATTATCTGCATAAGGCTATGGCTGTTATTCGTGCAGAAATCAAGAAGGAGGAGGAAGAATAAATGACTAATCTTATTCCCAAAATCGCAGAGCTGCTTGGCGTAGAGCTGGGCGAAGAGTTTAAAATTAAGGGGTACGAGGAATGGTTCTACAAATTCGACAACGACAGGGTGCTAATGTTTAAGCATAACGATGATGTAAAAATGCCTGTTGCGCCTGTTTCGGTATATGTTGCTTTTCTTGCATTGCTGAGGGGAGAATGCGAAATAATCAAGTTGCCGTGGAAACCAAAGAAAGGCGATGTTTATTTTACCTTTGTACTCATGGGCGACAAATGGGGTGTAGGCTCGTTGCACTGGGGCGGCTTTCCGAATGAGTATGGCTTGCTTGAAAAAGGCTGGGTTTACCGCACGTGCGCAGAAGCGCAATCAGCCTTGCCTGCTGTGGCAAAAGAAATAGGAGCGGAGTACGAATTACCGACCAGTTACACCGAAACCGTAGAGCAGTGGGAACCGAAAGTCGGAGAAACCTATTACTCATTCTGCAGGTTCCTCGGGGAATGGTGCGCTTGGCAGCAACAATGGTCGAATCATCCGTTCGACTTAGCTTTATTAGCCAAAGGCTGGGTATACCGTACCCAGGAAGAAGCAGAAGCTGCATTGCCTAAGGTGGCTGCTGAATTAGGAGTGGAGTATAAGCTGTAGGAGGCTTTAAATGAATTATGGTGATAAACATACAGAAGATAGTCTTGTGTCACGTTTAGGGCGCTTATACGGCATTGAGCGCGGCTTAGATTGCGGTCCGAATATCATAATGGACCAGTACTGGAAGGTGTGGGACGGCGGAGAACGGCAAGACCGATACAAATGGTACTATGAAGCAGACTTCTTGTACATCACTAAAAGCTATTATCTTTATGAGGTCGAAGTTAAAATCAGTATTTCTGATTTTAGAGCAGACCAAAAGAAAAATAAGTATCACGACCACCCAGACGTTAAAGGGTTGTATTATTTTATTCCGCAGGAGCTTTACAGCAAACATATAGACGAAATCAAGGCTACATGCAAGGAAAAAGGTGCAGGGTTAATCGTGGATGGTTGCCCCATCTCGACAGTTTTAAAGCCTAAAGTGCGTAAAGATGTTAAGCCGTTGAGTGATAACGGATATATTCATTACCTGCGACTGTTTGCCAAAAAGTGGGTGAGAGAGCGATGAAAACAGAAGGAAGGACGAAAACAACAGTTATTAGCTGTAGGCGTAGCAACCGCGTCTATTTAGTGACCGACCAAATCAAGGTAACAAAGCCTCGCAGGCAGTACTATACGGATGATTGGCGTTGGCAGATGGGGATTATAAAAGAGATTTTTGCAACATGTTGCACTTTTCCCTTCTGAAACTCCCTTGAAAAAGCTGTAGTTGGGGACAAAAAGCCCCTTGAAAAAGTTGAGGTGAAAATTATGAAAAGAACCATTGGCAATAAGCTAAACGACTACAAACATTTGAAACCGCCCGGAAGTGAATTCTTGCCACGCTTAGTAATGATTAGACGTGCCGTAAATGTTGTTTTTAGAAGAGATAGATATGCGTGGCTCAGTTTAAAAAAATTGTTTGTGCAAAGAATGAAAGCAAAGCACCCGGAAGCCGTCAAAAAATGGCCGAAAAATCGTAGACAGTAAGGAGGCAAAAAATGATTAAATATTACGATATAGAAGCTTTAAGTAACAGAGTTAGATATGCAATTCGCGGAACGTATTTGTTCGGCGAAGACCAAATAGTCGTAGAATACGTTATGTATATAAATGGCAGTATTTTTGGTAATGAAATTCTGCAATCTTTTACCAATGATGTGCCGGATTTTATAGACGACGCTTACATTTGTGTCAAAGGAGATTTAGAAATTGACATAGATGAGGAGTTCGGCAATGTTGAAGAAATTCGCGTCTTTAACAGCAATGGCAAAATAGTGTTCTGCTGCTATGATGCGGAGGTTTTACAGCAATACCTTGTAGGTGTTGAAATTGTCGGAGTTGAAAATCGGGGGTGAGGAAATGACAAATGAAAAATTAAACGTCCTGCTGTTCGCTTTCCGCTATGCCGTGCATAGAATCCCGACGCAGAGTCTGGCGGCTATTCAAAGTGAATTGGTGGAGAATCTCCATGAAATGCCGGATTGGATGTTGGAACAAATGGAACGCGACATTGACTGGAATTTTCAGTTAATGGAGATGCGCAGAGGCAAAGACGGCAAGGTTAAGTTTGATGATGACTGCGAATTTCAGCGGCCGATATTGGAGGCAATTAAACAGGAAAGGGAAGCGAGACAATGAAGTATCTTGTAACCTGGAAGAGTATCGCTTTTCCCGATATGGACTTGCAAACCTGCGTTGAGGCTGAGAACGCCGATGCAGCGCAGGTTAAGGCAGAAGCAGAAGTGTCGGAAGATTTTAAGGATGTCTATTATGTTGACTATGTGAAGGAGGCACAAAAATATGAATAAAGGGTTAAGCGAATTTATGTATAGCCAGCTTGACGAATTGGAGGAACTGTTCAAGAAAAAGCATGAGCAGTATTCCTCCGGCGCAGATGAGCTTGCTAATTTCCGCTGCGGCGCGCTTCTGAACGGACGTAGCGACGATGCAGAGGGAATGTTTGAGGAGCTGAAAGCGTATATGGCAAAGCATATCGCCTTTGTTTATACTCACGATATTCACGGCGATAAAATCGCTGAAAGTTTGAAGGACATTGCCGTATACAGTCTGATTGGCTTATATATGGCGGAGCTGGCAAAGGAAGAGGACGAAGAAACATATAGTCTGGGGCCTTGCCTTGATAGTGCTTTAATCGCAGCTGCAAACAAAAGCATTAAAGCTTTTCGCAATTTACAAAATGAGCTTAATTCTGGCAATTCAGTACAGAAAAGCAATGAGGATGCAGAAAAATGAAATTAACATTTACGATTCCAGGCGAACCGACGGCGCAGGGACGGCCTCGCTTTTCTACTCATGGCGGATTTGTAAAAGCATACGACCCGGAGAAAAGCCGCAACTATAAAGCCTACGTCAAACTGTTAGCCAGTGAAGCGATGCAAAATATAGGGCTGACGCTTACGGAATTGCCCCTGGGCGTTGAGATAATAGCTGACGTGGGTATTCCTGCCAGCAAGTCAAAAAAATTCAAGGAGCAGGCTTTAAACGGCTTGCAACTGCCAATCAAAAAGCCGGATGTTGATAACGTCGCAAAAATTATTCTTGATTCTATATCTGGTATTGTCTATAAGGATGATAAGCAGATTGTTAAGCTTACAGTTTATAAAAAATATAGTGATATTCCGAAGGTTGAGGTGAAAATTTATAATGTTGAATAATTGTTTGATACTTGGCTGGGTAAAATTTGAACCGGATGCAAAAGTTATGAAGAACGGCAAAGAGGTATGCACTTTGGAAATACAGTGTGCTCGCCAATATCGAGATAAAGATAATAAGCGCGTTTACGATTACATTTCTTGCCGCTGCTTTGTGCCTGGACTGATTAAATATATCAGCAATTTTGTTACAAAAGGCTCGCAAGTTATTGTGGGCGGCCGCTTCCAGACTGATTTATATGTGGACAGAAACGGCAAAAACTCTAAGGCAAGCTACTTGCTGATGGAGCATTTGGAATGTGTCAGAATTGCAGAAAATACAGCGCCGTATTCTCCGAAAGAGGAACGGAAAGACCCGCTTGATGATGTGGACTGGTAAAGAAAATGGACTACGCAGAAGCCGCAGATTATGCAGAAAGCTTACTCTTTGCAAAAAACGCGATTGGTAAAGCGGTTGTTTCCGCCAGGATGCAGCAGAGGGCGGAACGCTTGGAATTTGATATGAGAACCGGCGGAGATTCTACGGCACGGCTCGCGATTCAAGCGGTAACGCCGCTTGCCGCGGTCCGTTGTATTTATCTTGGGCAGGCGTTTTTGGTTTACCAACCGGAAAAATGGCTGGATGTCATCGAACGTTCGCTTCTTCTGTTTCGGCAGCGCTTTGGGGACAAGGCTTATAAAGCGATTCAGCACCGATATGTATACCATTGGACGGTCCGCAAAATTTCTGTAATTGATGAGATTAGCCCGCAGGTTTACGCGCTTCGCCGCCGCTCGTTTATTGACGGTCTCTTGATGCTGGCGATTCAAGAAGGATTGATTCGGATTGATATAAACGCGAACAGTTTTCAAAAGGCCAGGGCGGAACAGAAGAAAGAAGGCTAAAGGCAGGCGCTGCCGCTTCCAAACATTAAGAAAATGCTTGCTATAAAGCCCGGTGCTGCCGGGCTTTTTTGCTTTTCGCTTCCCTAAAGTTGTGCCACGCGCGCAGAAAAGGGCCGCCACGTGTTCCAATCATGGCAGCCCTAGGATTATACCTGTAAAACATTTCGACTTCAAAAATATATAGCCTGCTCGCATTTATAGGATACAGAAAAGCCCCAGGGCGTTTGCCCTGGGGCTTGTTTTTGAATAGTTTAAAATGCTGATTCAACGGTCTAAATAAAAATTGCTTACGCTGGTTCCGTATACTTCCGCTTTATACATGCGGTCGGGGTTGCCGGTGAAGAACCAGCAAACAAAGAACACTTTCGGTCCGTAAATTGCAACGCTGCAATTATTCGCAAGGTCAATAATAAGATTATGACTATTACGACACACGCCGTCAAGCTGATAAAATTTCTTTCGCTTCACTTTAAAGCCTCCTTAATTTCTGCCGTCCATTCACTGCGGCTTTTGTAGCCTGCAGCTTCCGCAACCATAGCGGCAATGATGCGGCATGTAATATCGTGTTCCGCCTCGTGCATCGCCGGTTGTTTGCGGTACGCTTCAATTTTTTTTAGCAAATTCAACGCTTCTTCACGTTTCATTGCTTCAACCTCCTTTTAATAAGCGTTTACCTTCCAGTCGTTCCAGTCGTCAAAGGTGACAACCGAAAGCATCCTGCGCAAAATACAGATGTTTTCTTGATAGGCTGCCTGCTGCTTTTTCAGCATCTGCCAAGCGGCGGCCGCCGCTTCCGCGTCGCTGATGATTTCGGCCGGGCTTTTTCCGCTGGCCTGCTTTTCCAGGCGCTGCAGTTCGTCCCGCATGTAGTCACCGTTTAAAATGCGGTTGTTCCAATCACCGCCGGGGCGGTCCCACGGGCCAACCGTGAAGCTCGTATGAACGTGCTCGCGCTTGTCAATGTCATAACTGATTGTTGTTATATCGTAGGTGACAGAGTAGCCGGCGGCGCGGACGGCGTCGCGGATAGGCTGCAGCCGTGCGCTTTTCTCGCGCGTTTCCGCCTTGAAAATATCGGTATATGCGATATAGCAGCGACAAACGGCCTGCGCTTCTGCGTTTACCGCTTCTGCAGCGAAAAATTCGGCGGCGAAATGGTTGGCCAGGTCGGCCACGGTCTGCGCCGGTGTAATACGTGCCACGTGTTCGCGGCATAAACGCCAGCATAACGCGCGGCGCGGTTCTACCGCTGCCAGGCTCGTTTCTATAGCTTTCGCTAATAATTCGGCTTTATTCATTGTTTATGTCCTCCCTTTTAAATTTTCAAGGTTCATTTTTTGGCCTGCCTCATCAGTACCGGGGCGGCCAGTCCCCGATATACGCCGCCGCGCTGGCGGCGTTTCGGCTTATTGTAACAAGGGCGTTTCCGGGCGGTACTTTAAAAACTCGCTGCCGTGCAGGTCGCGGATTTGGTCCATGCTCAACGTGCGGCGGACCTTCTTCACCCATTCCCCGGCGTGCCAATACCATAATTTTTTCTTGCTGGCCCATCTGCAGCCCGCTTCCTTCAAAACGTCCTTGGCGGCTTTCGTTTCGCCGCCAATCCATAACCAATTACCGCATATCTCGATTTCAAGGCCTTTCAAGCCCATGAGCACGGCCAGAATTTCGGCGAATTCCGCTTGTTCGGCCAGGATTTCGGCGGCTGTTTTATAAGTGCCGTCGGCTTTCTTGTTGCGCTGCCACTCCTGGCGGCTTTCGCTTTCGGCAAGTTCTGCGGCGCGTTTGTCGTGCGCTGCGCTCATTGCCTTAAATTCTGCGGCCGTGCCGCCTTTGTCCGGGTGGCAGCTCATGCAGGCTTTTTTAAATGCCTTCTTAAGTTCCTCGATTGTTTCGCAAGCGGCAAAAATCTTTCTCCAGTCCATTTTCTTTTCCTCCTTTTTTGGTTCCGGGTTGTATTTGGCTTTTAATTCGGCGAATTTCTCGCGGCTGACTTTGGCAACCAGCTTTACAAAACGGCGGCTGCTGTCCCATGTATCATAGATAACGCCGTTGACAACGGCTACGGCGTGCTTTGCTACAAAAACAACGTAGCTGGCGCCGGTATCGCAATGCTTTGTAAAGCTGTTGACTGTTTCGCGGCTGGCGGCTTTAACCTCTATACCTAAATCAGCCAGGGCGGCGGTGATGTTTTTAACGGTGTTCCACGCGGCGCCGCTCTCAAATACCTTTGTTTCCAGCAGCTTTTTCGCTTGCTGGTAGGTTAACGGGGTTGCCGTGCAAATTGCTCTAATTGAGCAATCACCGATATTTTTGTTTTCCGGATTAGCATTATACTTTTCAAAGGTCATTTTCTTATTACTCTCCTTTCGGCTGTGGCTAGGGCTTCGGACCTTCTGCCTGGCAGCTTTACGGCCCCAGCGGGGCCGCCGTCAGCTTTAATATTTTTGTACGGTCAACCCGCCAAATTCGTTTTGATAGATGGTGTAAAAGTGGCCTTTGATTTCAACGTAGGCCCTTTCAAGATGCCAGGGGAAGTCCGGGTTTTCGACGCTTTCCAGAATTTCGATGTCCTTCAAGCACGGCTGGAAGCCGTATTCACGGTAAAGCGCCAACTGAATCATTTTAGCGTTTTGAGTTTGTTCCATGCGTTTAGTCATTGTTAGTTCCTCCTTGAATGTATACCGCTATTCGGTATCTGTATCTCGATTACAGTTATATTATAACGTCGTTGATTATGCTTGTCAATACCTTTTTTGATTATTTTTTTATTTTTTTTGGTGACAATCACACCGCTATGCGGTATAATGTAGACAACGGATAATGGAGGTGTAAAACATGGATAACAGTAAAGCTATAATCAAGGGGCTAATTGCTATGCGCTGCATGAGTTCGCAGGCATTGGCTGACGGCCTGGGGATTACGGTCCCCGCCGTGCGGAACAAATTGAGCCGTAACAGCTGGTCTATTAATGATTTGGTTAAGCTGGCGCAGGCCTGCGGCGTTCGCCTGGCGTTTGTAGATGATGCCGGGCGCGCCGTTCTGACGTTCCCCGCGCCGCCAGCAGATGACGGCAGCCCCGCAGATGATGCAGAGGGTTAAAACAACATTATAAGAGTAGCAACGGCCGCACGCTGGCAGATGTTCAGCGTGCGGCCGTTCTTCTTTATTCAGCAACATTTATAATAGATTAACGGCGTTCACAAAGATTTAAAAAAGTATCATTGACTTAATAGCATTTTTTAAAGCATATAATTTATAGCAAGATAATAAATATAGTTTAATTGATGATTGACAGATGGATTCTGTTAATCATTTTTTTATTGTCTTTTCTGGTAAATAATGATTATCTTTTCAATATGTATTGTTAATGTATTGTTTAGTGATTGTCGTTATTGATAATATTAATTGTATATACAGTTACATAGTTTGTAACGAGAATGTGACGGAAATGTTTAAGATTAAAAGTTTATTAAGTAACACAAATACACCAACAAGAGGCAGGCCGCCGGCAATAGTCACCCAGCCGCAGACGCTGGAGGAATGTGCGGCGTTGCTCAAACAGCAGGGCGCAGCTGTAGCCGTGCTGGCCGTGCAGGACCTGCAGGCCTATTGGCTCAAGATAATGTCAGACAACAAGGCCAGCAACAAGGATAAGCTAGCCGCGTCAAAGCTATATGCTGATAGTATAGGCGCGTTTGACAAGCAGACGCACGCTAACAAGGGCCCGGCTGTGTATCATTGGGGCGCGGCAGATGATGCAGTGATAGTAAACGATTGTTCAGAAGATGCTACCAAAACATAAACATAGATAGAGCTTTTAACATAATCTTTATTATCGGACGTAAAATATTATCCTGCTGCTGCTGATTAGCTGGCGGTTCCAGATGTTGACGGCCTGGCTGATGATGTTAGCGGCAGGCGTTTGCCTGGTGATGTGCTGCGGCCGTTCCTGCGTGGCTCATGCGGCAGGCCTACCACGTTTTTGTTTTTGTTTGGCGTGGGTTCTGATTGGTTGGTTGGCGGCGCTGGCGTTGGTGATTTCCCTGGCTTTTCGCAAAAGTTGATTTTGATTTCTTCCTTTTCCTCTGACATTGAGTGGGGGTGGGGCCCAAAAAAATTCGCGGCCGCCGGGGGAGGTAAATACCAAAAATTACCAAAACGATTTTTTCAAGGGGGTAAACATGGAAAACATAATACAGATACCATATACTCCGCGTCCTGCATGGGCGAAGGTCCTGCATAAGGAATTAAGCAGACACCGCTTTGCAGTAATCGTGGCACACCGCCGTTTTGGCAAAACCATTGGAATGGTAAATCACCTTATAAGGGACGCTTTGCAGAGCGACTTAATCAGCCCGCAGTATGCTTTGGTAGGTCCGTTCAGCGCGCAGATGGAAATTATCGCGTGGGGCCCATTGAAGTATTACACAAGCGTCATAGAGGGCATCAAGGTGAATGAAACTAAAAAGTATGTTGAATTCCCCAGCAAAATACCTGGGGCGCAGGGAGCGAGAATATATATCGTTGGTGCGAATAACCCCGACGCATTACGTGGTACATATTGGGACGGCGTAATACTTGACGAATATTCGGATATGAAGCCGGAGATGTGGACGCAGATAATCCGACCTGCGATAGAGAACGGCGACAGAAAAGGCTATTGCTATTTCATCGGTACACCCAAGGGGCAGAACAACTTCTATGAGATGTACAAGAAGGCCAAGACGAATAAGCGTTACTTTGCGTATTTGTCGAACGTGTACGATAGCGGCATTATAGACGCAAAGAGCATAGAAGAACTGAAAGAGGATATGCCGGAGGTAGAATTCAGACAAGAGTATTTGTGTGACTTTAGCGTATCGGCAATTAATGAGCTTTTCAGCCTGGAAGAATTAGACAAGGCTTTCAATAGAGAGTTGACGGAAAAGGACATTCCCTATGATATGCCGCTTATCCAGGGTGCAGATATAGCACGCTTCGGCGATGACAGAACATGTATATGGCAGCGTAAGGGGCTAATGGTATATTCACGGCCGAGAGTATATAAGAAGTTGAATACGATGCAGACGGCAGATTATATTGCTTTGGCAATGGATGAAAATAAGGCAGATATGACCTTTATAGACGTTGGCAACATGGGTGCTGGCGTAGTCGACAGATTGAGGCAGATGGGGTACACGGCGCTAAGAGAGATACCGTTTCAAGGCGCAGCGATTGAGAATAAGCGATACGAGAATATCAGAGCGGAGATGTACTTCAAGCTAAAAGAGTGGATAGAGGCTGGCGGTGCTTTGCCGGAGGAACCGGGATTAAGAGAAGAACTTGCAGTCATTCACTATAAGTATTCTAAGAATGGGCGTTTAATGTTAACGCCTAAAGAAGAGATAAAAGAAAAGCTAGGACGTTCACCAGACCTTGCAGACGGCCTAGTATTAACATTTGCAAGGAACGTTCCGTTAAGACAGTTAGGGCTTGATGATAGAAAGCCTAAAAAGCTAATGTGCAACACGGAGTATTCGATTATGGAGGCGGTATAAAATGGGTGGTATTGCAAAATTATTCGGCGGCGGTAACACACCGACTATTGAAAAGGTGGACCCGGCACCGACTACCGTTGCGACAAGCAGCGAAGTTGCGACCGGCAGCGATAGTAACAAGAAGAAACGTAAAGGCTTTGCATCTACGCAGACAAGCACTATTGCTAGTGGCGGCGAGGGCGGCCGTAATACTTTAGGCTAAGAGGTAACAGCTTATGAACTTTCAAACGATAGCGGCGAGCAAGCCACAGGGAACACTTCCTAGTGACGGGGTGCCGCTGAAAAAGAACTTGCCGGACCGCCAGCGTTTGGTGCGTAAGCTCAAAAGCATGTACGAGGACAGGCGAGATTGGGAGGACAGATGGAAAGAGATAAGAGATTATCAGCTTCCGTTTGTCGGAGAGTTTGACAACACGGCAGACAAGACCAATCCCGCGCGCAGACGTGACTTGAAGATTGTGCATGGCGTAGCGTGGAGAGCGGCGCAGGTATTTGCCGCTGGCGTTATGAGCGGACTTACACCGCCGAGCCGTCAGTGGTTCAGATTTGCATATAGAAGACCGGAGCTGAACACGAATGTTGAGGCTATGAAGGTGCTTGACACAAGACAAGAGATTGTATCAAGTGTGCTTGCAAAGAGCAACTTCTATAATAGCATCCATACTGTATATCTGGAGTTGCCTTTTGGGCAGTGTCCGATGGCTATATTCTACGACGCAGAAAACGGCGTGCGGTTCCAGACAATGACAATCGGTACTTATGCACTTGAAGCAGACGGCTTCGGCAAGGTAACTACTTTTGCAAGAAAGTACGATATGACTTTGCAGCAGCTAGCAGACTGCTTCGGCGTAGACGCTTTGCCCGACAATCTGAAAGGACTGTTAGACAATCAGACCAATCTTACTAAGAAGTATAAAGTCTGCTGGATGGTAGAGCCTAACAGTGATAAGCTGCCTGGCTACATGGACAGACTGAACATGCCGTATAGAAGCGTGTACTGGTTGGAAAAGTCAGAGAGTGACGAATACTTGTATGTTGGCGGCTTTGAAGAAGAAGCGGTACCGGTAGCGCGTTATCTTGTCAGCGGCAATGAGGCATACGCAAGAGGTCCTGCGTGGTTTGCAGAAGGCGACAGTAAAATGCTGCAACTGCTGAAAAAAGATTATCTCACAGCAATAGAGTTAAAGATAAAGCCGCCGATGCAAGGCAGTCCAAGCCTTATGAATAACGGCTGTATTAACTTGATGCCTGGCGGTCTAACAGCCGTAGATGACCAGACGCAAGATATGGTTAAGCCTTTGTTCGCGGTTGACCTTGACTTGAAGGACGCGCAGGAAGAAATTATTCGCGTTGAGGATGCTATAAAGAGAGCATACAGTGCTGATTTGTTCTTGATGTTAGATAACCTTGATAATAGCCGCATGACTGCTAGAGAGGTTATGGAGAGAACGCAGGAAAAACTGCAACAGCTAGGCCCGGTGGTTGAGCGATTGCAGGATGAATTCTTAACACTGATTCTTCAACGTGTATATAACATCATCGACAGAAGCGGTGGATTCCCACCGGTACCGGAAGAACTACAAGACATTTTGAGTGAAGAGGATGTAGAAGTGGACTATATTTCACCTTTGGCGCAGGCGCAGAAGATGAGCGGACTTGTGAATATCGAACAGGCGATAGCACAAACCGGACAGATGGCGCAAGTATGGCCAGAAGTTACGAAGAAGATTAACCCGTTGGGTGCTATTACAAAATACTTTGAAATGCTTGGCGTGCCTGCGATGGCATTGCGCAGTGATGAAGAAGTACAAGAAATGCTCAAACAAGAGCAGCAGGAAATGCAACGGCAGCAGGAAATGCAGGAAGGCTTGGCAATGGCACAGGCTGCGGCTCCTGCGGCAGAGGCGGCCAAAAATCTTACTGCGGCGGCGAATGATTCCAATCCGGCTATTACAAGCTGGCTAGGCGTGCCGGGAGGTTGGGAATAATGAGCGAGCAGTTTAAATATAAATCCAATACCGGCGAGGATAGAAAGCAAGCACTGCTGACAGAGTACATGGTAAGAGAGCAGGCAAGAAGGGATAAAGAGGCCCTACTTGACCTGCTGGGGAGTGAAAGCGGACGCTGGTTCTTGATGCGTATGCTTGATGTGACCAAAGTAAACTCTATGTGCTTTACCGGCAACAGCAAGACTTTCTATAACGAAGGCCGCCGCGACGTAGGCTTAGGCATTATCAAAAGCATTTTAGCACTTGGGCTGCAAGGCATAGAGCTTAAACAGCAGGCTGAAATGGAGTATGCAGAATTCCAACTAAAGCTACAAGAGCTGGCAGTGGAATATGTAGATAACAACAAGGAGGAATAACTAATGGGCGAGAACGGCGAAAACACAGTTGTGAACGGCGAAGGCGCACAGCAGCAACCCGATACCGCAGCGCAACAGCAGCAAACAGAACCGACTACTAATGCAACTAATAATACAAGTGCTTCCGGCACTATTGCAGGGAACGGAAGTAATGGGCAAGGCGCACAACAGCAGCCCGGCACAGTGAATTATGACTTTGCAGGAGTAGAAATGCCGGAAGGCTATGAGCTTAGTGCTGATGAGCAAGGACGCTTTGTAGATGTCATCAAAGGCATGAACCTTAGCAATGACCAGGCAAGAGCGCTTGCGAAGTATGGCACAGAGTATGCAAGCCGTGTAGTGCAAGGCGTAGAACAGCTCCGTGCACAAGAAATTGCTAAATGGGGCGATGAAGCTAAAACGGCACTGGGCGCAGACTTGGGCAAAGTACAGGGCCTTTGTGATACTGCCTGCCGTAAATTGGAGGCAATGTATCCGGGCTTGAACGTGCGTGAAGCATTGGAAGTTACCGGCGCAGGCAATCAAATTGCTATCGTGAGAGCATTTGCGAAACTTGGCGAACTGCTTGGCGAGGACCCCGGCTTGGCTGCACAAAACGGCGCACAAGGCTTAAACGCTGCGCAAGGCATTGCAGCAAACATGTACCCGAAAACCGACTGGAGCAGGTACAAATAATTTATTAACTTTTAATTGAAAAACAGGAAGGATGATGAAATTATGGCTACTATTGGTTACTCCCAAACTATGAGTGACTTACGAAAGTACTTAACTCCGCAAGGCGCTATTGACCGCGTTATGGAAGTACTTAACGAATCTAATCCTATTATGGAAGATATTCGGTGGATGGAAGGCGATTTGCCGATTGGTACTAAAACTACTATTCGTGCGAGCCTGCCTTCTCCGTCTATCCGTCGTATTAACCGCGGTACTTCTCCGACTAAAGGCACTGTAAAGCAGCGCATTGATGTATGTATGCACTTGGAGGACCGTTCCTGCGTGGACGTTGAATTGCTTTCCGGCAAACCGAATCCGCAGGCTTTCCGTATGGCAGAGGATGATGCACACGTAGAAGGCATGGGCCAATACGTTGCACGTCAATTCTTGTACGGCAACTTAGATGAAGACCCGGACACTTTCAATGGTATTGCGGTACGCTACAATACTTTGACCGACGGCGGCAAAGGTACTCCGGGCCACCAGGTGATTTCCGCGGGTACCCCTGGTACCAACACCAACGCTTCTATCTACTTCGTAGATTGGGGTGACAGACGTGTAATGGGTGTATATCCTAAAGGCACCCAGGCAGGCTTGAAGACTGAGGACTTGGGCGAAAGCGACGTATACGATGAGAATAACAAGCCGTTCCGTGCATTGCAGACCTTGTACTCTTGGAAGTGTGGCTTGGCGGTACAAAATGTTCGTTCTATTGTGCGCGTGTGCAACATTGATGTCCAAAAGCTTAACTCTTTGACTGACAGTGCGCAACGTGAACTGATGAATAAATTCATCTTCGCAAAGAACCGTCTGCAAGACCCGAAAGCGCCGGTTGCGTATGTATCTGACGGCGTATACTCTTGGCTGGAGTGCTATCTGAACAACAAAAACAATGTTCATGTTACCCGTCAAGACTTCATGAACGCACCGCCTAAACTGTACCTTGCAGGTATTCAGATTAAGAAACTTGACTGCCAGAGCGAAACCGAAGCGGCAGTCGTGTAACCGGAAGGAGTGAATAACAATGATTTTTGACCAGCAAAATATGTACATGGATAATTCCTTGACCAGCAATGTAATTGCGAACGTTGGCGGCGGTGATGCGGCTGACCCGTTATTTCTTGTTATCACTGCGCCGACCGCCTTAGCTACTAGCGGTACTATCACTGCGGCGCTGGAAACTTCCGACAGCGAAAGCTTCGGCACTAAAACCGTTGTTGCAACTTATACTCTTGCCGCCAGCAAGAAGGGCATTTTGGTTGCGGCTAAATTGCCGTATGGCATGAAGGCTTTTTCCAGACTGACTGTTACCGGCGCAAGCGGCGGCAAACTGACTGCTGGCTTGACTGAAACTGTTCCGAACTGGCCGGGCTGATTTAGTACTTTAAGGGGAGGGCGAAAGCTCTTCCCTTTTTTAATAATCAAGGAGGAATAGTTAAAATGCTTAACATTACCGATGTATGTAATATGGCGCTGGCTCATATCGCCAAAGGCCGTATAAGCAATATAGATGAGCAGTCGGAGTTGGCCAGACAGTGCAAACTGTTTTATGAGCCTACCCGCAAAGAGTTATTAAGGAGCTACACTTGGGGATTTGCAAAGCGCGTGAGCAAGCTTGCAGAACTTAGTATCGAATCTCCGTACTGGTCCCACGTTTACGCCTACCCCGAAAAGTGCCTTGCTGTGCGCAAGATATTTGACGATGACACCGGCGCAATGATAAGGGCAGGCGAACAGCAGCAGGAAGAGTGGGACTTATATATGGCAAGTGACAACGTGCTTGGTATAGGCTGCAATATCCCTGCTGCGTGGCTTGAATATACCTATGACGTTGACGATGTGGAAATGTTTTCAAGTGATTTTTTGAGCGCGTTTACTCATATGCTGGCGTTTAATATCTGCGTACAACTGTCCGGCAACAGCGGCTTGCAGCAGACACAGTATCAGCTTGCAATGGCGGCATTACAGAAAGCGAAGTATACCACGGCAAGCGAAAAGAAAGAATTGCCGGACTACCCGAGTAAATACTTTGACGGGAGGGCGTAATTATGGCTAGTGGGTTAACACCTTATTATTTATTGCAGCCTGCGTTTACCGGCGGCGAAATCAGCGCCGAAGTTGCAAACCGCGTTGATTTAGATAAGTATCAGTTTGCGGTCCTGCAAGCCTATAACTGCCTTATCAAGCCGCACGGTCCTATTTATCGCAGACCAGGTATGAAGTATATGGCACGAACAAAATATAGCGATAAAGCGTGCATCCTGGTACCGTTCAACGGCGCAGACAGCACCGACTATCTTTTGGAGATTGGCGAGAAATATATAAGAGTGCATAAGAATGGACTTTATATAAACATAGAAGTTATGACACCGTACACGGCAGATATGCTGCAAGATTTGAGATTTGTGCAAAGCGCAGATACTATATTTATTGCCAGCGGCAAATATCCCGTGAAGCAGCTTGCAAGATATTCAGACACCGACTGGCGCTTTACTGATTTTGCAATTACTGATATGTATTTTGATGAATCGTTAGCAACAAATACTATCAGAGGGACAAGCTACATGACGGCAGGCACGTATAGTTATACGGTCCCCGAAACAGGTACGTATACTATCACTGTTGCCGGTGCTGGTGGTGGCGGCAGCGGTGTTAGCAGAAAAGCAAGCGACAAACAAAGCGCAGGCGCATACGGCGGCCGCGGCGCTGACAGTACTTTCAAAAAGGTGCTAACAAAAGACAAAGTATACACTATTGTTGTAGGCGCTGGCGGCGCTGGCAGTGCGTGTCACTACGGTGCCGGTTGGGGCGAACCGGGCAGCAAAGGCGGGACAAGCACTGCTTTTGATGTATCGTGTCAAGGCGGCGAAGGCGGCGGCGCTGCATATAGCGCTGGCAGCGGTGCAAGGGACGGCACGGACGGCACAAGCTACGGCAACGGTGGCATAGGCGGCACTAAAGGCTTTAGCTATTCAACGAACCAGGATGGCACTAAAGGCGGCGACGGCTGGGTTATTATTTCCTATGACGGAACAAATAAGATTAAACCGGACGTTACAAATGGCGAAATGACGTTGACAGCAACGCAGAATACTTTTTCTGCTAGCAGTGTAGGCACAAGCATTAAACTAAAGCAGGAAGTCGCTACGGTTGAAGTCAATACCAGCAATGATACAAGCGAACAAGTGCGTGTAGGCGAAAATTGGAAGGTAATATCACACGGCACTTGGACGGGAAGTTTTGAAATTCAAAAGAAAGATATAAATAGCGAAGAATGGAAAACGTACCGCAAATATACATCTAAAGATGATTATAATCCGTCTGAAAGCGGTAGCGTTACTGAACCGGTTTATTTGCGTATAGTCTGCAATGTCACCAGTGGCACGGCAAAAGTGAGCTTAACAGCTATGGCTTATACCGCAGAGGGAATTGCAAAAATCACGGAATACGTTAATGCGAAAAAAGTAAAAGCTATTGCAACAACAGAATTTGCAACTACCGAAGCAACAGAAAATTATTATTTCGGTGCATGGGGTGAAGAATTCGGGTACCCGCAAACACTTTGCTTTTTCCAGGACAGACTATGTTTTGGCGGCACGAAGAAGCAGCCTTATATGGTGTGGATGAGCAGGACCGGTGACTACGGCAATTTCAGCGTAGAAAAAGCAAGCGGCACTGTTACCGATGATAGCGCAGTAGCACTTGCGTTCGTGAGCCGCAAGCAGTTTAAAATTTTACACTTGATAGCAAGCACTGACTTGATTGTTCTGACTGCCGGTAACGAATGGACAGTAAGCGGCAGCGATACTGTAACCCCATCTAAGGCCGTACCGAAGATGCAGACTACACGCGGATGCAGCACTGTTGAACCGCTGATGATTGGCGGCAGAATCGTGTTTGTACAAGGCCGTGGAAGCACTGTAAGGGATATGGCGTATAGCTATGAAACAGACAGCTACGGCGGCAATGACTTAACCTTATTGGCAAAGCATATCATAGAGAATGTGCAGATTGTCGACAGCGCATATAAGCAGGAACCCGATAGCACAATATACTTTGTAAGAAGCGACGGAACTATGGCTTGCTTATCCTACATCATGGAACAAAAGGTATATGCCTGGTCGACGATAGAAACACAAGGCAAGATTGAAGCTGTGGCAGCAGTGCAGGAAGGCGATGAAGATATTATTTATCTTGTAGTACAGCGAGAGATAAACGGCGCAATAGTACGCAATATCGAATATCTGGCAAAGAATCCTGCAAAGAGCAATAACCCCGATGATTATATTATGCTTGATAATGCTATTGAGTATAGCACTGCTGAAAAGAGCAGTGGGGAAACAGAGATTGATGCGGCAGAGTTGGCAGGTGAAAAAGTTACTGTTATCGGTGACGGAAGAATGTATAGCGGACTGACAGTAAGTCAAGACGGCACTGTGACGCTCCCGGCGGCCGTACAACACGCTTTTATTGGCTTGCCCTATAGAAGTATCGTGGAACTTCCAAACGTCGAAATTAAGACTGGTGACGGCACTATGCAAGGACGCAGAAAACAGATTAGTAACTGCATAATGCGTTTAAGTAATTCGCTGGGTGGCATGGTTGGTCCAGATATAAATACTTTGGACTTGATGAATTTTGATGAGCAGAACGCAGTGAGCGATATTAAATTATTTACCGGCGACAAGCATATGACTTTGCCTATTGGCGGCTTTAATAACGAAGGCAGAGTGATTATCGTTACGGATGAGCCATATCCTTTTAACTTGCTGGCGGTAGTGCGGGAGGTGTCTTTCGGTGGCTAAGAAGTGGACAGTTGAAATACTTGATAATAAGTCAAAAGAAAATGTTGTGCCGTTGATTGAAGAACTTATGCAAGATATACGGCCGCATGATAAGGAAGATTTGGAAGCAAGCAGTGACCCGGTATTTGTACTTATCGGCAGTATCAAGCTTGACGAAGAAACAAGGGTGTACCGCGGTGAGGACGGCAAACTGCTTGCGATATTTGGCAAAGGTGCTATGGAATGGGGCGCACCGGGGCGCGGTATTTGGATGGTTGGCACGAACGAACTTTACAACGGGTACACAAAGAGCCTGCTTTTCAAAGAGGCTAAAAGAGTGCTGAATGAATGGGTGCGTAAGCATGGACTGCTGCACAATATCGTCTACGAGAAGAATCGCACAAGCATTAACTATTTAAGACATTTGGGGGCGGTATTCTTGGCGGAGCCTAAAACAGGTTGGGACGGCAAAAAGTTTTATCAGTTTTATATTCCATATAGAGGGGAGTGAGCGTAATGGGTGCACTTAGTGTTTTAATGGGCCTGCAAACTGTTATGCAGTTAAGCGGCCAGCATCAGCAGGCCAAACAGCAGGAGCAGGCATATAAAGCGCAGGCGCAGGCTGCACAGCAGAACGCGGCTATTATGAGCCGTCAACGTGAGCAGCAGGCAGAAGCGTATGCGCAGAAGCAAAGCCAACTCAACGATAGAATGAGGCTTGCAAGAGGGCAGGCACTGGCGGCGGCCGGCAGCAGCGGGCTAACCGGCAGCGGCAGTGTCAGCGATATTCTTTCAAGCAGTGAGGACGCTTACAAAAAAGACAGTATGAATCTGCTGCAGAATCAGCGTAATGATGCGTGGAGCACTTATGTAAACGAAGTCAATTACCGCAACCAGGCAAGCGCATATAATGCGGCGGCGAAGAACGCTAAAGCCAACGGCAAAATGCAGATGTTTAGTACGCTTGTAGGTGCGGCGGCGAACGCTTATTCTAAAGGCATGATTGGCGGCAGCAAGGGAACAACTACAGTAAGCGGTGATGAATGGTACGATGCTAACAGTGATTTCAATCTTCCTGCTAGCAATATGAACGGCTTCAATCTTTACAACCAGGCAAAGAAGAATAACCCGTTCATGGATAATACAGGCTTTACTAAATGGAGCTGGTAAGGGAGGTACAGTATGAAGATTGCAGGTTATCAAGGCAGTGTTAATTTGGGTACCGGTGGCGGTGCGACTGTCAAGGTATCGAGTGACCTTAACGCTTATGGCAGCGGCGGCAAAGGACTTGCCGCTATTGCCGGTGCCGCCAACAAATGGGCGGTAGCAGTAGAAGCACAGCAGGAAGATGAGGACAAACAGTCCATTCTTAATGCTATGGATATATTTAATAAGAGCCGTTATAACATCATGTACAACGATGAAAGCGGCCTTATGAATACAAAGTTAGAAGGCACTGCCGGTGCAGGCGCAAGCTACACAGAGCAGATAAATAAAGCAAGGCAGGATGTGTTGAGCAACACTAAATTGCATAGCAAAAAGAATCAGCTTGCACTTGACCATTTAATGTATCAGAGTGCGCAGCAAGGCTTCCAGACCGTCGACCAATACGAGCAGAAGCAGAAAGAAGCAGTCACCGATTTGCGCTATGACAATAATATTCAGAACTCCTGCGAGTTTGTACAGAAGAACTGGAACAATCCGCAGGCGCTGCAAGATGAAATTATTCGTACACAGTTACTGACAAGTGCTATATATGGCAAGCGTGGCGCAGAGTTTATCGAATCTAAGAGCAGAGCCAACATTGGGCAGGTGGTAGCAAGTGCCGTCGGCGCAAGCATTACCAACGAAGATTATGGCACTATGCGTAACATCATGGATAAATACGGCAGTTATCTGACTGCTAATCAGCGCGCCGCTTTTGAGAAGGTGGCATACGATAAAGAGAGCAACGCTTTTGAGAGAAATACCGCTAAAGATTTATATGCTAAATATGGCGACGATGAAGAAGCGGTACGCAAAGAGGTTGAGAACATGGATGCTTTTTTACCAGAAGGCGGCAAAGTCGAAACGCAGGCAGAAGGTACTACATGGGTAAGGAACAGCGGTGTTTCCCTTGATGGCGTAAAGCAGCAAGTAACCATCGGCCTTTCTGATATTGCGAAAGAATTTAACACATTGAGCGGCGCACAGCTTATTGTCACTAGCGGCACGGATAGTACAGATATTCACGCTGCCGGTGAGCACAGCCACGGCGCAGGTGTCAAACTTGATGTTGCAGCTGACTGGCTAGAGAACGCAGACAATCGCAAGAAATTTATTTCTTATATGCAAAGCAAAGGAATCAAGGTATTGGACGAATATTCTAATCCATCGCCAAACTCTACGGGTGGGCACCTTGATTTGGACTTTACGGACTATAAAGGCGGCACAGTAGCACACAAACATATAAGCCTAGACGGGCAAGACCGCATTATGAAGCAGTACCGCATTATTAAGGCAGACCATGACAGAATAGAAACTTATAAGAAGAACAAACTTTTTGAAGGAATAAAGAGTGAGATATTTGCTATGTTTGGTAACGGCACAAGCTATAGTGAAGCTATGACGTGGGCTACTAACCAGGCCGGCAGTGACCCCGACAAGTACGTAACATACCGTAATGCGGTGGAGGCGATATACGGACCGCAAGGCAGAAGCGGAAGCAGTGGTGGCGGTGGACGTGAAGCCATAGCTAAACTTGGCAGTGACGGCAAAGAAGCAGTAATTTCTATGCTGGAAGCAGGCAGGTTTAAATCTAAGGCAGAATTTTTAGCTTTTGCAAGAAGCCACGGAGCAACTAATTCAGATATGAATTCATTGGATAAGTCTTATGATAATTGGTTGAGTGGCGCAGGCGAATATGCTTATGATTGGGACGGCCTTTGCAAGTATGTAATGGGTACTTCTTCTAACGATAAAGTAAAACAAGGGCTAAAGATATACGGCAAACAGTGGGTACGAACGTACCGCGCCGAACACAACGGTATGAACCCGGATGAATCAGTATTAGTTGATGCCATGAAGCAGGCTATCACCACACGGACTTTTGGTTCTTATGTAACAAAGCCGGGCTTCTTGTGGGACAGCACAAAAACTTTTAGCGGCAACGATGCACTGTTAGCAAAAGCAGGTATAGCCAGAGCTGAAAAAATTGCTGACGATTGGTATCACGTAACATATTTTGACGGCAGCGACGGCAACGTCAACGGCGGCTATCTTGATGAGGTTATGAATGGAGATTATTAAATGAGCTGGGAAGATAACGAAAAAGAATTTCAAAGACTGCGAAACGAAAAACAGGATTGGTATAATGGCGGTTATGCGACCGGTGCAGACAGCAATTTAACTCCTGCTGAAACTTTAGGCTATTATGACCTGCAAAAAATGAGCGACGATGAGTACAATAAGTTTTCGCAGGCAGTACAGAGCAATAGCTCACCGACGATTGATACTAGCAGCATTATCAACGATGATAAACCAGGCATAGGCACTGCCGTAATGAACGGCCTTAAAGGTTCGGTGCGTGGCTTATTCGGTGCGGCTAAAGCGACCGTTGACGCTAATATTGAAGCTCATAAGGGTGACAAGAATGTTGTTAAAGAGTATGACCAATCAGAGAACATCAGCAAGGCTTTAGGCTATGTTACCGACGAGATTTTAAAGCGCGAAGAAGTTAAGGCTGATACGGCGGCTGGGCAACTTGGTTATGATTTGGCTGAAAACGGTATTCAGCTTTTAGTGCAACTTGCGCTGACTAAAGGTGTAGGCGCTGCCGGTGCAACTGCAAAAACTGTACACGCTATCAGTATGCTTTACAATGGCGCCAACATCAGCGGCGAACAATACCTGCGACTGCGCAAAGAGGGCGTAAACGCAAGCAGAGCAGCAGAGGCAGGCTTGATGAACGCAATCCCACAGGCGGTACTTGAAGAACTTCCGCTTGGCAGACTGCTTAAAAAGATGCCAGCCGGTAGCGGACTGAAGGCTAAGATATGGGAAGTTACCAAACGTGGCCTTGAAGAAGGTGTTACCGAAGCATTACAGGAATTCCCGGAACAGGCTACGGACTTATGGGCAAAGAACCCTGGCGCAAGCACTGCCAAACTTGCGGAGAAGTGGGGCGAGAACTGGCAGCAGAACTTGAAGGAAGCGGGATATAGCGGCCTTGTCGGTGCTATCCTTGGCGGTACTGCAAGTGGTGCAAAGGTTGCAGTTGACAGCGTTGTTGAGCACGTCGCTTTGAAAGCCAACGAAGAACGCAAGGCAAAGTTAGTAGCAGATGCTGAAAGAATCAGAGAAACAGGCATTAACCCGGAGCGTGCGGCGGCTGAAATTGAAGCGAACAATCCTAACTTTGAGGACGATACTGTTACTGTATCGGCACAGGACTTGGAAGGCTACAAGCAGACCAGCAGTAACAACAAACTTTTTGAGGAATTAGGAATTACCGAAGAAGAAGTCGGAGCGGCTGCGGAGCTTGGGCAGGATATAGACATTAGCCGTGGCAAGTTTACGGCGGCTATGGCTAAAGACAATGCACTGTTTGAAGCTACGAAAGACAATATGTACTTTGACAGCAATGGCGAATTGTCGGACGGCGGTGCAAAGACACGCAAAGAACTGCGAGAAGGGTACAACTTAACCAGGCAGGCAAGCGCGGAGCTTGACACAGAACTTGACGCTATTGTTGGCAGCGCTACTAAAGCAGGTATGAATAAATCTCATGCCGGCAATTTGCGCTTAGTATTGGAGAGCCGCGCACTTATTGCAGACCCCGAAAATCCTGCTGCATGGCTGCAAAAGAATAAGCTGCGCTTTGAAGATGGCGGCAAAGCTAAACAAAAGAATGGCTGGTTTAGCAAGGGAGGAGTGCTTAAAAAAGAGCAATTCTATACTACTAATATTACCGGAAATGAGATGGGACACTATTCAGATTTGAAGAGCTTGCAGAAAAAGGCTTTTGCATGGTATAGGGACAACTTGCAAGGCACGAGCGTTCATAATGGTGTATTGGGTGATATTAGAATAGATAAAGGGTATCAAGAAAATAATATTAAATTTGGCACAAGTGGCAGAAAGAAAATGGAACACACTTCCGCTAAAAAAGAAAAACTTTTTGCATTGCGCTATTTACGTGAAATTATGGAGAATGGTAATTTCGTTACAGAATCTGCGCCGCAAAAAGAAAAACATTCAGACGAGAATTTTTATTATATTCATTCTGCACTGAATGTTAATGGTGAAAAACGTTATGTAGTTGTTACAGTAAGAGAACATAATGATAAATCATTATCATATTATAATCATAATGTTTTTAACGAAAGTGAGTATAAAAAAATAGAGGACGCGTTCAAGCCCTCGGGTTCCGAGCAATTCAAGGCTCAGCCCAGTATCTCAAACAAAACGTCCTCTTTTGCTGATAGTGTATCACAAAAAGCAGATAATTACAAGCAACAAAAAATTGTCAATGGTACACTGAAAGATAAAGGCATGATTTCCCCAATGGATGATGGTACTTATGTTATCACGCTTTTTAAGGGCGCAGATGCAAGTACAGTTATCCACGAAACAGGACACTACTTTGTGGAAACCATGATTAACGAAGCATTGGCAGACCCCAGCAACACAAGACTAAACGCTGATGCGAAAAAGCTCATGGAGTATGCAGGCATTGACGCTGACACGTGGGCAAGCGGTGACGTTGAAGCAAAGAGAGCCGGGCATGAAAAGCTGGCAGAAGCATTTGAAACCTACATCATGGAAGGCAAAGCGCCCAGCGTTGGCCTGCGTGGAGTTTTCCAAAGGTTCGCTAATTGGTTATCAGCTATTTATAGCAAGATAGCAAGAAGCGAAAATGCGGCAGAATTAACGCCGGAAGTACGGCAGGTATTCGACAGAATGTTGGCGTGCCGTGAAGAAATTGAAGTTATGGCGCGCATGGAGGGCATATTCGGCGGCTTGCCAGAGAATATAACTTCCATGTTATCAGACCAAAACAAAAAGACCTTGCAGGATAAAATCTTGAAGGCTAAAGACAAGGCCGTGGATATTCTGACAAGACGCGCAATGGCCGATTTCAGCGCAAAGCGCAGAGCTGAAAAGGCTGCTTTCATCGAAGAAATACGGCCGCAGATTGAAGACGCGGTGGCGTGGGAACTTGTCAATCGTGCAAGACACCAGGTAGGTTATGAGTTTGGTAAGGAAGTTAAGGCTGTTGATTCGCACTTTATAGACGATGAGCACGGCATGGCTCATGCTAATAATTCAGATATTCCGTGGCGCAAAACAAAGCCTGCCAATCCTGCAATTATAGCAAGAAAATACAGACACGTTTTAGGAAGCGTACTGCCAAACTATAATGATATGCTGAACGATACCAACGCCAGCATTGACGATATACTTAATCCGATAGTTGAGTATCTGCAAGCAGAAGTCGACACATACGGCACACTTTCTAAAGAGCGTATTGCAAACGCTGAAGACATGCTCGTTGCTATGTTCAGCAAGTCAAGACAAAAAACAGTAACCAATCCTACATTCGTTGTTGATGAGCATGGCATGGCTCATGCTAACTTCAAGCAGAAAATCAACGAATGGGAAACAATAGAAGCTAATCCGCGTAGGCTTGCAAGAAAATATATTTATGGTAATGAGCGTATAAACTATAACGAATTATTAAAAGACACAAACAGAACTATTGATGATATTTTAAATCCTATTGCTGACAGAATAGAAAGTGAGCTTGCGGAATATCAAGATACAGTCAAGAGTGAACGTGCGTTTTTTATCAATGGCAAGTGGGGCTACTTCGCCGCAACCAATAGAACAGAAGGCAAGTATGCAAACGATTTTGCAGGCATACCGGACCAGAGCGCAGTCTTGGTTGACTTCGGCGAGATGGGCAAGGACGGAAAACGTCATTGGACTAAGCGAGCTTTAGAGCAAGCGGATATTGAAGGCCTTGTATTCCATGAAGCAGGCGACAGTATTCGTAATGTCAACTGGGTATCAAGATACGTTCATGACTACGGCGGCAGCATAAGCGACTTGACCAGTAAAAAAGGACGAAGGAAAATTGCCGAAAAGATTGCAAGGGGCGAAGATATAGCAGACTACTACGATTTGCGTAGCACTGGTTTAGATTATGGCGATGCCGAAATCAAGGCAGACTTTAAGCATATTGTAGATGAGCTGGACAGACTGCAAGCCTTGAAACATAGACTTGAAACAGACCCCGAAGGTGTCGACCTGGTAAAAGAAAGTAAGCGCAACCAATTATCGCAGGAGCAAAAAGAACTCTTTGACCAGATAGCAGAGGAAAACGGCTATGCCGGCGGCTACGAAATGGCAAGGGAGATTGTCGAAGGCTACACCGTCAATGAGAATGAAAGCAGCGACGTACAGGACAACTGGGCAAGGAACTATATCCGTAATGGCGGTGACAAGGCAAAACTTAAAAGCGAAGAAGGCTTGAAAGAGATTGCCGAAACGTTGGTAGAGGGTGAACAACTTACGGAGCTTAACGAGCTTAAAGCCTTGAAGCATGAGCTTGAAACTAATCCGGATAAAGTCGACCTTGTGGAGATGAGCAAAAAGCGTGCCTTGTCTAACGAGCAGAGAGAACTGTTTGACTGGGTGGCTGACAGCTTAGGCTATGACAGCGGCGATGCTATGGCACAGGATATTTTGACTTCACCTAGCGAAAGAGCTATGGTACGTCAAGAGATTGACAAGGCCGTAAACCGCAGATTCCCCGACTTCATGCAGGAGCGTGAGCAGGCAAGAGAAGCGGCAAGGGAAGCACTCTATAATGACGAAAGCGGCGAAGTAGTTGCACTTGAACAACAGCTTATTGATGAGGCACTCAATGAAATAAGCGACAAGGATATTAAGCAAAAAGAGCGTGAGAATATTGCTAAAGTGCGTAAGCAGAACGCAGATAATTTTGCTAAACGCTATATTCAGACTTTGCCAGCAGGTGAGGTTATGAAGCCGAGAAGATTTGCTATGGCAGAACGCAGAGCGGCGGCTAATGCAAACAAAGCTGCGAAAGCTGGTCTTTTGGAAGAAGCGGCTATGTATAAGCAACAGCAGATGATTAATCACGCTTTGTATCGTGAAGCAGTCAAGGCCAAACATCAGATTGAAAGCGCAAGAAAGTACGTCAGAAAGCAGATGCACAGCAAGAAAGAAGTGTGGGGAACAGAGCAGCACTTCTTCCAAATGTGCGCATTGCTGGAGCGCATGGGCTATCACCGCAAGGACTTTAACACCAACGGCAGAGAAGTGCAACCGCTTAGCGATTACATTGCAGAGATGCAGGCAAAGTACGGTGACGAAATTATTTCTATGCCGAAGTTTGTTCTGAACCCGAATAATGATTTGACCAACGCGCCGCAACTTAGCCTTGCGAACTATATGGACGTTATCGACGCGCTGAAAAACATTCGTGCTATTGCAAAACAGGATACGCAAATGAACAAAATCGCCGCCGGTGAAGCCTTTGAACAGGTTAAGGCTGATACGATAGCGCACCTGCAAGAATTGCCGGTAGAGTATGAGGCGGAGATTGGTAGCGACAGTAAAAAGAGCCTGCGTAAGCGAATTGTTGAATGGCCTAAAAATATCATAGCTACACTGCGTAATGCTGATAACTTCTTCTTAATGATGGATAATTGGACGGAAGGTTATTTTACTAGGGAGTTTTACAACAAAATCAACCATTGCGCAGATATGGAAAGCACGATGCTTGAAAGTTACCAGAACGAGCTTATAGATGCTTTGCAGAAATGGGAACCGGACAAGAAAACAGGCATTGCGCATGATACAAGAATTTACTACAAAGAGCTTGGCGGTAGCGCAGATAAGCATGCTTTGATTGCTATGCTGTGCAATCTGGGCAGCGACAGCAACGCCGCAAGGCTGTGTTCGCAAAAACCGGTAGGCGTAAAGAATTCTGATATATGGGTGGAAGAATCGGAGCTTATAGGCAGAGAAGAAGCGATGCTGCAAACCAAACAAAACCTTATAGAGTTTTTGTGCAAGCATCTGACTAAAGCAGATATTGCCTATGCGCAGGCACGTATCAATGCAGCAAGTAAATTCTGGCCTATGCTGGCAGAAGTCAACCGCAGAACAAAAGGCTTTGAGCCGCCGAAGATTGAAGCGTCGCCGTTGGTGATGAAGCTTGCCAGCGGTGAAAGCGTGGTATTTGACGGTGGCTACTTCCCATTGGAACGTGATATGCGAACCGGCAGTATGCCTGGTAAATTCGACAGAATCGACAGTACCGAAGAAGGTAGCAGACCACCGCAGCGGACTTTAGCTACTAACAGTGGTTCCAGCAAGTCGCGTACCGGCGGCAAGTATCCCGTCGACTTATCGCGCGGCAGCGAGGTTACGGCGGTGAAAAGCACTATTCATGATATTTGTTATCGCGAAACAATGCTTGATTTCAGAAAGATACTGAACGATGAGGATATTTACCGCAACATGGTTGAGCGTTTAGGCGATACCAACGTAAGACTTTTAAGAGAGTTTTTGCAGGCTTGCGCTAATCCATATGGCAATAAGACAGCGTATATGGCCGAAAAGACATTTACGAAGATTGCCGACGCTTTGCGTAATGTTGCAACAAATGCGGCTATTATGTTTAATTTTAAAACGATAATGCAGAACACTACTAACATATTTCTTTACGGCAATAGCACAAAAGGCTTTACTCATGCCGACGCTTTCAGAGCCTTACTTCGCAGTTTTACAAGCGAAGGCAGAGCAGAAGTAGACGCTATTTGTGCCAAAAGCGCATTTATGCGTGAGCGTTCGCAAGTGCCAGACATTACGTTAAGGGATATTCAGAACCGTTCTGACCTTAACCCGATTGAAAAAAGGACGCTGAGATATGGTGCAATGCTGTTAGGTTACACTGATATGATGACTGCAAAACCAGTATTTGCAGAAGCATACATGAAGAAAATCAACGAAGGCAAAACAGAGCAGGAAGCACTAGACTTTGCGAACACTGTTATTCGCCGCACGTTAGGCAGCAGCCGTATTCATGATGTATCAAGTATGCAACGAAATAGCGGCTTATTCAGATTGTTTACGATGTTCCAGGGATTTTTCAACACACAGTTTAACCAATGGGACAGAGAAGCACATATCGCCAAAAGGTTATGGAATAGCGGCGAGAAAAAAGAAATGGCTGAACGGCTGATTGCTTTTGCTGGTGCCAAATTTCTCGGCGTGTGCTTGCTGAACGTGGCTATTGCAGAGCTTTCTTTGACTGCTCCTTTTGAGAAAGACAAGGACGGCTATCGTAAATTGTCAAAAGAACTTATCAACTACCCGTTGTCTATGGGTGGACCTTACGGCCAATTTGCAAATATCGGCATACAATGCCTGTTAGGTATGAGGAACTATGGCTACAGACTGACTGCGGCGCAAGGCTTGATTGATAAAGGCTTTACTGTTCCAAGACGCTTGAACGACGTTGTGGAAGGCAAGACAGAACCCGGCGAGTTAATAGAACAAGCAGCATATGTCGGCGGTGCATTTCTTGGCGTTCCTAGCGGCATCTTCAATATCATATTCAACAGCATAGATATTGCTAGTGATGATATGGACTTTGAGCTGCAAGATATTTACAAACGCAGACCCAAAAGCGAACGTAAAAAAGGTTGACAAAGATTTCACAAAGTAGCATAGATACGAATCTCTAAAAATAGGTATATAATTAGTTAAAGTAAATTTATTAAGCGTAGATATAAAAATATATCTACGCTTTTCTTTTGGCAAAAATAATAAAAGGAGGGAGCTATTATGATTGCTCATGTCGATAACAGAATCACATATAACGGCAATGGGAATGCAACAGAGTTTGCGTATCAGTTTAAAATTTTAGACCGGACGGACATAAAAGTTTTATTGACTGACGCAGACGGCAAAGAAAAGCTGCTGACTAAAGATTATTACGTTGATGTTGAAAAGAATGTTGTACGTTATCCAGGTTATGCAGTCGGCGCAGAAGTGCCGGAGAGTGAACGGCCGCCGGTGTTGCCGACAGGTTGGAAACTGACGATTTATAGGGAAGTGCCGGTAACGCAGGAAACGGATTTGCCAGACCAATATCCTTTTAACCAGGTTGAAGATATTGGCGATAAACTGACGATGATTGCGCAACAGCTTACCGACGTTACCGGTAGAAGTTTGAAAATCGGTGTAAGTACAAGCGCTGATATTGATACTACAATTCCGTGGGAGAACGGCAAAAGCTTTAGAATTAGTGACGATGGAAAAACTCTTGAATTGTCGGAAGACCCGGCAAAGGTTTTGCCATTGGCGCAAGGTGTTTACGCGCAGACTCAAGCACAAGCACAGAGTGCCGCTGCAAGCGCAACTGCGGCAGCAAAGAGTGAAGATAGTGCATTCGAATCAGCAGGCGTAGCAGGTAACAGCGCACAGTACGCGAGCTTATCTGCTGCAAGCGCTGCTGAAAATGCGGAGCTGACGAGTGGTTATAAGCAGGAGGCATTAACCGCCAAGGCTGACGCTACGGCATCTGCAACCAACGCGAAAGCAAGCGAAGCCAATGCCAAAACTAGCGAAAACAACGCAGAAGCCAGCAAGGAAGCGGCACAGTCTGCTGCAAGTAATGCTAACAACTTTGCAACCAGCGCAAGTAGCAGCGCAAGCGAAGCAAAGAGTTACCGAGATGCAGCTAACAATTATGCAGCAAATGCTAAAAACTATAGCGAGAATGTCAACGTGTTTTTACCTAGTGTGTCTGATAGCGGTGTATTAAGCTGGACGAATAAAGCAGGTCTGGCGAATCCTGCGAGCGTGAATATCAAAGGTGCAAAAGGCGATAAGGGCGATACAGGTGCTGCTGCAACTATTAAGGTAGGCACAGTAACTACAGGCGCAGCAGGTAGTAATGCAAGCGTTGTTAACAGAGGCGATGCCAATAATGCTATCTTAGATTTTGTTTTGCCTAAAGGTACTGACGGTAAAGGTTCAGTCATTACTGTTAATGGCAAAGAACCGGATGCTGGCGGTAATGTCAATGTCGCTAATATGGCGGGTGCAAGTGATTCAGCCGCTGGCAAGGCAGGACTTGTTCCAATTCCGACAGCAGGAAAGCAAGATATGGCATTATGTGGCGATGCTACATTTAAAGTTCTGCCTATTGCTGGTGGCGGTACAGGTGCAAATACAATTTCCGCAGCCTGTAAAGCATTAGGCTTAGACTGGGATTGGTTCCATAGATACGGACTAAACTATGTTCCCCCTGATGTCACTAACAATGGGTGGAACTCACTAGGCTTATGCTTAATTTATTACACAGAGGTAAAAATTAAGAATCAACCATCTACTTATGGACAGTTGCTAAATATACCTGCTGACCAATGCCATGAAAGCACACAAATTTGGATTGAACAAGATTCAAGTGCTTTATATTTTCGTGGAGGTAATGCCTCTGACATTGTAAACGATGCAGTTTTCACTAGAGTAGCTACAGAAGAAGATGTTTCTTCGGCAGGTTATGGAATCGTAGCAGCTAATCTTGCGCAAAATGGCTACGTCAAATTTGCTAATGGACTAATTCTGCAGTGGGGATATAACAGTGAAGGTGTAGTATCATTCCCATTGACTTTTTCGATGCTGTTCACCCCGTTGGTAACACCCCAACAAAAAACTGGCAGCATCGGTGGTAGCTACTTTTATTTTTCGAGGTTAACCAACTCTGGCTTTAGTTTGGCATATGGCGAAATACCAATTTATTGGATTGCCATTGGAAGATAGCAGTGGGGAAATAGCTACGAAAATAACCGAGATACCACGGTAACGTTTCCCATTGCGTTTAATGCCTTATACAGCGTTGTCGGTGTCCCGAAAAGCAGCAGTAACCTGAGTGGTAGCAACAGTAATTTCGGTGTAAAAAGCCAAAACAATAGGAGTTTTATCGCCAACATGTATGACAATGGCCGTGGTTATGCAGGCTTTAACTGGTGTGCTTTTGGCAGGGCTTAGACTTTGCCGATGGCCACCCACCAAAAGCCAGCATAGCCGTTCTTCGCATCGTAAGAGCCACTTGAAACGTCTTATTGGTCACGGATGTAGCTATAGGAAGTGTTATAGTAACATTGCGCGTGCCTGTCGTATAAACTCCCCACTGCTAATCTAAAACCGCCTTCAAAGAGGCGTAGAAAGGAAAAATAATGAATAACGAACGTCAAAATCAATATCTCATTCTGCCTGACAATGGGCAGAGAAAAGATACAAAGCTCGCCGTAGAGTACGACGAGGAACAAATCAAGGAATACCTTAGTCAAGGTTATGTTATCGTAGGCAACGATGATTTTAATAAGCTGATTGGCAATGCTGATGGCGAATACCTTATCGCTGATGACGGCGTTGTATATCCAAAGCCAGCACCTACCGATGCAGAGCTGCTAGAAGCCACCAAGACTGCCAAAATCACAGCACTCAAAGCTCAGCGTGATGTAGCAGAGGTTGAGCCTATTACCTATCAAGGCTACTCTTTTGACTACGATAGCAAAGCGAGGGAACGCATTAATGCAGCTATCGTGGCTCTTGAAGTTGCAGGTGCTTCCACCACCCTCACATGGACAACAGCAGATAATCAAGATGTAAAAGTAACTGCCAACGATTTGCGTATGGTTATTGCATCTGTCGCAAATCGCTCCAATGCCTTACATATAGCCTATCGCGAGGCTAAAGCAAAGGTTGAGCAGGCAACAACTGTTGCTGAGGTCGAGGCTGTTACATTAGATGCTTAGCAACAAAATAAATAGGAATGAGGTGTTTTATGATTGAATCAACTATACAGACCGTGATAAATATTATTGCCGGTGCTATTATCTCTTATCTTTTTGCTTTATACCGTGCGAAGAAGAAGGAAAATAATGCTTTGAAAGCAGGGCTGCAAGCTTTGCTCCGTGACAGAATTATCCAGGCTTATAATCATTACGTCCAGGACAAAGGTTGGATACCTATTTACGCCAAAGCAAGCATGGATGCTTGCTACAAAAGCTATGAGGCGCTAGGTGATAATGGCGTGATTGACAGTCTAATGGAACAGCTTAATGACCTGCCTAACTATGAGCCGCATCAGAAAGGATAAAAAATGAAGAAACTATTGAATATGCTAAAGAAAGACGAGAACACGCTAAGCATCGGCAGATTGTGTGCTGTGCTGGCGTTCATCTTGTTCAGCGTAATTTCTCTTTACCTTGCGTTTTTTGTAAAAACGTGGGGTAACTATGAAGCGTTTGCTATGGCGTGTGTATCGTTTATGCTGGCGCAGCTTGGTAATAAGTACGTTGAAACAAAAGCTATGAAAGTAAAGAGTGAAGAGTAAACAACTTAACAAATAACTAAAATGTGAAATCAAGAAGTGAATTTAAAGGAGTGATAATAATGATTATTACAGGTATGGCACATTTTGAATCCGTATGTAAAAACAAATTAGTGGAGTGGTATAACCAACCTGCCAACATCCAACATGGACCGAATGACGTTCAGCCTATTACATTAGAGAACGTGTTTGTAGTCTGGGCATGTAAAACGCTGCAGAATTACAAGGCGTTGTTATCAACGACCGTTAGCGGTGACGGTATTTATGCGGAATATACATACAACGGCGATAAGCAAGAAATGTACGAAGACGTGTACAAGAAGGCGTCCAATCGCTGCTTAAAAAGTGAGTGAGGTGATAGCTATGGACTGGAACAAAAGCCTTGCGAGAGAAATCGCAAAAGGCATTATCGCAACAGGCGTTGAAGGCGGCTATGACAGCGTAGCAAAGTCTACCGCCTATGCGTATCCGTCAATCGGTGTCAGCCAATGGGAGGGCAACAGAGCTGATGAGCTTTTGAGAGCTATTCCCGGCGGTGAAGAATTTGTCGGCAGAACCTACATTGATATTAAGGCAAGTGGCGAATTGCCGATGCTGAAAGAGCTTTTGAGAAGCGACGCAGGACAGCAGGCGCAGTTAGAACAGTTGTCACGTGACTGCCTGCAATATGTCGAGGTGCTTCAACAGGTGCCAACGTTGGATGATACACGCTGCCTTATTTATGCTGGCATGTGGTGTCCGACTAGCACTTATGTTGTAAAGCGTTTCCTGGAGAATCGTTTTGAGCGCGTCAACCTGCGTAGTCTGGAGGCGCTTTACAAGCTGTTTAAGAATTACTATTGGATTGCTGCCGATGTTGGTGAGATGTATAGAGCAGGTTACGCCAATAGAGCGGAAGCTACGTATCAGTATGTTGCTGGCATTGACTTAACAACACCGTATGGCGTACCTGCGTATGGCTTTGCTGGTAATGGAAGATAAGGAGGTGAAATCATGGAAGAATTAAAAGCTTTTGTTGCTGACAAGAAATTTTTAGTAGGCCTTGTTTTAGGATTTACTCTCGGTGCGTTGCATCATTACTTTGCTCTCTAATCTGAATATCTAACTACAAGAAGGCGCAAATTGCACAAAAATACTTCGCCTATGAGTGCTTTGAAATTAGCACCGCTTACGATTTATCCTGCGGCGAGCTAAAGCCGCTTGTAGGCGAAGTTTGTGCGTCTGACGCGATTTATAATGTTCTGCAAATATAGGTATTTATATGAGGTAATAATGAAAGATGAAACAAGACGCAAGATTGATAAAGCTGTTAAGATTGGTCTTATTGTTGCTGGTCTTTTCCTTATCTGCAATGATTTGTACTGGCGGTGGAACAGTAGAAGCAGCGCAGACACAGATAACAATGTCAATCGAACAGTGGAATCAATTCAAAGAACAAACAAAACTGTTAGAAGCAAAGTTGAATCTGGCAGACGAGAAATTGAAGCAGCAGAAGAACACTTCGACAGAACTGTTGACGCAGTTGAACGAAGCGAAGAAACAGCTCAATCTAACGCAAGAAGCGCTGATGAACTCCAAACACTCATTAGCGAGTGCCGAGGAATCATTGAATCACAGCGAAGCATTATACAAGAAGTTGACAGAGCAAATGGAATACGACCGAAAGCGGGCGAACAGAATTAAAAATCAGCGGAATATTTATGCAGGTACTGCGTTATTCTTCTTGCTTTATGCAGCTGCAAAATAAAATTATTGGATGGTGTTACGATGGATGAAAAGGAACAATTACCGGCAGGCATTATTACAATGTTATTAAAAGGTTATGTAGAAACTATTGCTTTCCAAAGAAAGATAATCTGTGCCGCTTTGTTTGGATGGGCGGCAACAGCTATAGCTTTTATTTATTTAGGTAGGTGACAAGAAATGAACATACTGCTGAAGAACACGCGGGATTGGTTACAAGCTTCAACGCGCCGTTCTTTCAGCGCGGTATTAGAAGAAGCAAAGATAACACCACGGCAGGTAGAAATTTGCGAACTGAAATTTGTAAAAGGTATGACTAATTATCAAATTGCAGCGGAGCTGAATGTATCTGTTAAAACGGTAGATAAGGAATTGAATACTGCGTACAAGCAAATAACAAATGTATTATCATTCCTTTAAATGCAGGAGCCGCCTTTTAGGGCGGTTCTTTTTTTGTGGGGAATTTGTAGGGATTGTTTTGCTAAAAATCAGTTAAACTATAAGTGAGGTGATAAGTATGTACGGACAATATAACCCTTATATGGGCGCAACACCGCAGATGCAGCAACGGCTGAATTATTTGCAGCAACAACAGCAGCAGATGTACCAACCAACCATGCAGCAGCCTATGCCTATGGCATTAAAAGGCAGAATTGTTACCGGCATGGATGAAGCAAAGGCAGCTCAAATTGACCTGGACGGAACGAGCACCTTCTTCCCGTGTCCTGCGGAAGGTAAGATTTATGAAAAACTTATAGGCTTGGACGGCTTACCAATTTTCAGAGTATACCAAATTAACAATTCGCAGAAGCAGCCTGCATATGCTGAACAAAATATTGTAGATAGATTAGTAGAACGTGTGGACAGATTGGAAAAGCAGATTGGAGGAATGAACCATGAACCCGATGCAGATAATGGCAATGTTACAGAACAGCGGTAATCCTATGATGATGCTTACACAATTAGCACAGCAGAATCCTATGATGAGCCGTGCTATGCAAATGGGGCAAGGAAAGAATGAAATGCAGTTAAAAGAAACTGTACGTAACCTTGCAAGGCAACGCGGCATGAGTGACGAACAGTTTACTCAGTTTTTAAGTCAATTCGGTTTAAAGCTCTAATAGCGCGCAATGAGCTTTACATATAATTCCTGGAGGTGAAATTTTATCATGGAAGGTGCAAACATTGTTCCGGTAATGGACATGAATCGAAACAACAATTACGGTGACTGCTGGGGCGGCGGTATGTGGTTTATGTGGATTATTGTCCTGTTTGCTCTTATGGGCGGCTGGGGCGGTAATTGGAACAACCGCGGCAATATGGGTGCAGAAATTTTCGCTAATGGCAGTATGACGCGCGACCAAATCGCAGACCAATTTTCTATGCAGGATATTAAAGAAGGTATTCGTGGCGTTCAGAACGGCTTGTGTGATGGCTTCTACGCTCAGAACAGCACTATGCTGAATGGTTTTAACGGTGTGCAACGTGACATTATGCAGACCGGTTATCAGTTAGGCAGTCAGCTTTCCGAAAATCGTTTTGCTCAACAGCAATGCTGCTGCGAGACGAATCGAAATATTGACGCAGTGCGCTATGAGAACGCGCGTAATACCTGCGATATTGTCAACGCGGTAAAAGAGGACGGCGAAAAGACCAGAGCAGTTCTGATTGCCAACCAAATCCAAGACCTGCGCGACAAGCTGGCAGACCGAGACCGCGACTTGCAGACCGCTAACTTCCAATTAAGTCAACAGGCTCAGAACGCTAACCTTATCGGCGCGCTGAGACCTTATCCACAACCTGCTTATATTACGAACAGCCCATATCAGAGTATCGCTGCTAACGTAGCTGGTGCTTGTGGCTGTGCATATAACGCAAACTAAAATAATAATTTATGTGCATTAACTGCACTGCAAGGGACGGTGCAAGCCGTCCCTATTGCTTTAACTAAAGAGGTGAAAACAAATGATTTGCAATCAGAAATCTGCATTAACAACTGTTGCAACGGCGGCGCAGACTGTAACAGCGAACGGCTTTGTCGGCTTCCCGATTAACAATCTTCTGACCGGTGTATCTATTAAGCATCCGGCAGGAAGTACAAGCGTTAACCTTATCCAGGGGCTTTACCTTGTGACTTTGAATGCTGATATTACGCCGACTGCGGCAGGTGATATTGGTTTACAGCTTCTTCGTAATGGCGTAGCTGTACCGGGAGCAGAAGCAACAGTGACAGGTGCAACAGGCGATACTTATAATATTTCCTTTGCTACATTGCTTAGAGTATTACCTAGCTGCTGCGTGATTGATAACAATGCTGCATTGCAGGTGCAGGCTACGGCAGCAGGCACTATCAGCAATGCTTCCTTGAGCGTTGTAAAAATGGCGTAAGGAGGTGACGTTATGCACAAACTAAAGAAATATTGGGAGCAGGTAAGCGCCGACCCAGTAAAGATAGAAGAGATGGAAGAAATAGTTTGTGAAGCGTTAGAAGAAGTGCGTGGCCGTTGCCCTCGGTTATTTTGGGATACTGCATATAAACTGCATTGTGTAGCTTATGGCCCGCATTTTGACGAGCATTTAGCAAAGAAAGCTGTTGCCGGGATGAAGAATGTTGATGGCACGTGTGGTGAGCATTGGACATATGAGCAGACAAGTCAGCTCGCAGACCAGCAAGGCATAACACAAAAAGCTGATTGGTACTATGTCATGAATATGCTCTACTCCGACTACTCCGAGATTTACGGCAGCGACATCAATATGTATATCCGTGTAGCAAAAGCCTATATGCGCGACCCCGACGCACCGGAAGGCAAGGTGTTTGACTTGTGGCTGGCGCAGATGGAAGCCTAA